AATTAATGATGCTTTTGAGGATATATGGTCTAAGCTAAAAACAAAGCGTGGAACAAAATCCGAAGGTCTTAAAGCATACAAAAAAATACATGGTAAAGTAGAACCAAGCCTTCTCATAGAGAAATACAATGCCAAGTCAGATTCTATAGATGAAAAGAAGTTTTTAGCCCATTTCAGTAGGTGGTTAAACTCAGAGGGCTGGACAGAAGAACTATTAACAGAGAAAAAAGAGGAGTTTAAAATAGATAATCGTAATCCATATGCTAACTTACCACTATGGAAAAAGGGGATAAGAACAATGAATGATACAGATCAAGACATTAGACAAGCGTTTAAAGATGGTTTGTTAGAAAAAAATCATATAGAAAAATTAAATATTAGCGTATAAATAATGAATGGAAGAAGATTTAAAGAAACTATTCATAACAATACCAGATGTGTATGGCGGTTATTCTGCTGTGATACAAGTATCTGGATTTGAAACAGAAGAGGAAGCAAACGATTATCTTTTAAAACATCATCAAGTAAAAGATATGGAAGTTCTTAAACAAGATATTACAATTCACTAATGAAAATAGAAAATATAGAAACAAATAAAATATTACCTTACATAAATAACCCAAGAAAAAATTTAAACGCAGATAAGGTAGCTAGTTCAATAAAAGAGTTTGGTTTTCAACAGCCAATAGTTGTTGACAAAGAAATGATTATTATTGTGGGGCATACACGCCACCAAGCCGCAAAACTTTTAGGTTTAAAAACAGTACCTGTATTAGTTGCAGACTTACCCCCTCTTAAAGCAAAAGCATATAGAATAGCTGATAATAGACTTAACGAGGACTCCGAGTGGGATATGGGTTTATTAAATATAGAGTTTACTGATTTGTTAGATAATAATTTTGAAATGGAGAACTTAGGGTTTGACGATAAAGAACTTGAAAGACTTATTGTAGGAGATGAAAAAGGTTTAACAGATGATGATGATGTTCCAGAACTTCCTAAAGAACCAAATGCTAAACTAGGAGATATATATCAACTTGGAGAACACAGATTAATGTGTGGGGATAGTTCAAATAAAGATCAAATAAATAATCTTTTAGAAAATATTAGACCAGATATGGTTTTTACTGATCCACCTTATAATATTAATTATAGCGGTCTAAAAAATAAAACAAAAATAAAAAATGATAAAATGTCAGAATCTGATTTTACTAATTTTTTAAAAAATACTCTTTATAGCTGTGAAACTATGTATGTATGTTGTTCTTGGCAGTACAATCATTTATTTAAAAAAGCATTAGAAGAAATAGGTAGAAAACCTAAAGCTATGATAATATGGGATAAAATTAATCCAGCACAAAATTTAGATAAATACTTTAAACAACATGAGTTAATTTTTTACTATGGAGATTTTGGAGGTCATAAAACTCTAAGAGGAGATGTTTGGCAGTTAAAAAGACAGAAAAATAATTTACATCCAACAATGAAACCTGTTGAGCTTATTTGTTTGGCTTTAGAAGATCAACCAGAAAAAAAAATAATTTTAGATGTATTTGGAGGTTCTGGTTCAACTATGATTGCTTGTGAAAAAACTAATCGTAAATGCTATATGATGGAATTAGACCCAATATATGTAGATGTAATAATAAAAAGATGGGAAGATTATACAGGAAAGAAAGCAGAGTTAATAAATGGCTAGACCTAAAAAATACAATATTGACCCAGAACAAATTAGAAAATTAGCTAATTATGGTTGCACTAATAAAGAAATAGCAGATTTTTATGGGTGTGATGAAAGTCTTATTAGGCATAGTTATTCCGAATATCTGACAAAAGGTAAGGCAGAGATGAAATTAAGGCTTAGACAGTTACAATGGAAGAGTGCTGAAAAGGGTAATGTGGTTATGCAGATATGGTTAGGTAAACAAATGTTAAATCAAACAGAATACCCTATTACAGAAGATACAGAGCCTTTAAAATGGTCAGCCGATTAAGTGCCGTTAACTAAACCACAAAAAGAAGTTATACTATGTGATAAGCGTTTTAGAGTGCTTATATCTGGACGTAGATTTGGTAAAACATTTCTTGCTATTCAAGAGATGGCTAAGTTCTCTAGGTTTCCAAATCAAAGAGTATGGTATGTGTCACCCAGTTATAGGCAATCAAAAACTATTTGTTGGGACATGCTAAAACAACAAATGATTAAACATAGATGGGTACAAAAGATTAATGAATCTGATCTAAGTATAGTTCTTAGAAACAACTCAGTTATAACTCTTAAAGGAGCAGATAATGAACAATCATTGCGTGGAGTAGGATTAAACTTTGTTATACTTGATGAGTTCGCTGATATAAAACCTTCTGCTTGGTATGAAGTTTTAAGACCTACATTGAGTGATACTCTAGGACACGCTTTGTTTTGCTCAAGTCCAAAAGGTTTTAACTTCGCATATGACCTTTATTCTAGACAAGATCCAGAATGGCAATCATTTAAGTTTACCACAATAGAAGGTGGTCAAGTAAGCCAAGAAGAGATAGAACAAGCTAAAAACGATCTAGATGAACGCACATTTCAACAGGAATATTTAGCAACATTTGTCAATTATGCTGGTATTATTTACTATAACTTTGATAGGAATACGCATATCATAGATCATTATGAGAGAGATTCTAAAGTCATTCATATTGGTATGGATTTTAATATTGATCCTATGGTTTGTGTTGTAGCTCAACAACGTCAAAATGATTTAGTTATTGATGATGAAATACAAATATGGAGTTCTAATACTTCAGAAATGATTAATGAAATTAAATCAAGATATCAAGGTTATAGAATATTTGTTTATCCAGACCCAGCGTCAAGACAACGTAAGACTTCTGCTGGAGGAATGACAGATTTATCTTTACTACGCAACGCTGGTTTTGAAGTTAAAGCAAGATCGCAACACCCATTAGTCAGAGATAGAATTAACGCTGTAAACTCCAAGTTAAAAAATGCCAATAATGTGTCAAGTCTATTTATAACAAAATCTTGTAAAAACTTAATTAAGAGTTTAGAAAGACAGATATACAAAGAGGGAACAAGTGTTCCAGATAAAGATAGTGGGTTTGACCATTTTAATGATGCGTTAGGCTACATGGTAGAATATATGTTTCCTTTGCGTAGAGAGTTTAAACCAAGCGAACCGACTAGGTGGAGTTGATGGCAGATTATAGTAGAGAATTTTTAGTAGCTAAACATGGAGATTATGAAGATAGTCTAAAGAACTGGAATTTTCACTATAGATCATATGTAGGTGGAGATGATTTTTCCAATGGTTATTTTTTAAACAGATATATTTTAGAAGGTGATGATGAATATATAAAGCGTGTTGATTTTACACCTTTAGACAATCATTGCCGAAATGTAGTGCAGATTTATTCAAGTTTTTTATTTAGAGTTCCTCCCACGAGAGATTATGGCTCAATGACTGGCGACCCCCAGCTTGAGTCATTTCTCAAAGATGCAGACTTAGATGGTAGATCGTTTCATAATGTAATTAAAGATATGCAACTTCACGCTTCAGTTTATGGTTCATGTTGGGCTATTATAGATAAACCAGCAACAGTAGCTAAGACTAGAGCAGAAGAATTACAACAAGACATTAGACCATACATCTCAATCTACACTCCAGAGAATGTGACGAACTGGGAATATCAAAGATTGCCTAATGGTAGATACTTTTTAACATCATTAACTATTGTTGAGGATATAAACGAAGATAGAGCAATAATAAAAGTTTGGACTCCAGAAGATATTACTACTTACAGAGTTAATCAGTACATGAAGGATTATTCTACATCTAAACCAGTTAAGATTGATGAACAACAAAACGCTATTGGAGAAATACCAGCAGTTATTTTATACAATCAAAAGTCACAAAGAAGAGCAATAGGTATTAGTGATTTATCAGATGTTGCAGAATTACAACAGTCTATTTACAATGACTATTCAGAGATTGAACAGTTAATTAGATTATCTAACCACCCTAGTTTAGTTAAAACACCTAATGTTGAAGCTAGTGCTGGTGCTGGTAGCATTATTGAGATGCCAGAAGATATGGACGCAAACTTAAAACCTTATATCATTCAACCTAGTTCTCAATCATTAGATAGCATAATGAAAACTATTCAGATGAAAGTTAATGCCATTGATAGAATAACACATATGGGTTCTGTAAGAGGTACGGAGAAAACTGTTAATTCTGGTATTGCATTACAAACTGAGTTCCAATTACTAAACGCAAGGCTATCTGAAAAGGCTGATCTATTAGAAAATGCAGAGGAAACTATTTGGTCATTGTTTGCTAAATGGCAAAACAAAGCATTTGATGGTGAAATAGACTACCCAGATACATTTGATTTAAGAGATTATGCGGCTGATTTACAATACTTACAGGTAGCTAAAGCTAGTGGCGTAAAATCAGAAACATTTATTAAAGAAATAGATAAACAAATTGCAAGAGCAGTTGTAGATGATGATGAAGCAATTAATTCAATTAATAATGAAATAGACTCTAGTACAACAGCTATTGGTCAATTCTCAACAACATTACCTACAGATGACAATGGCGAAGAAGCGTAGAGCAACACCAAAAGACAAAAGTACAGGACTTCCCAAGAAGTATTTATCTGGATTAAAGGGTAAGAAAAGAAAAAAGAGAGCCAAGTTAATTAAGAAAGTATCATCATTATATAAATCTGGTGGCTTTATTCCTAAGAGTTTATTGAGAAGTAGGAGCAAAGCATAATGGCTAGTAAGTTTAGAAAACCTTTATCAGCAAGTACAAAAGCAACACTTAGGCGTAAAGCTAAAGCGTCCAAGAGATTTACTTATGGAACATTAGCTAAAGTTTATAGAAGAGGGCAAGGTGCTTTTCTTAGTGCTGGTTCTAGAAGAGTTCCTATGGCGGCTTGGTCTATGGGTAGAGTTAATTCCTTTTTGCGTGGCTCAAGAAAGCATGATTTAGATTTAAGAAAAAAGAAGAAAAAATAATGGCTAAGTATCAAGGTAGAACAGTTAAATTAAATAAACCTTTTAGAACTTCTGGAGAGCGTAAGAAGTTTGGGGTGTATGTTAAAGACAGATCAACAGGTAATGTAAAGAAGGTTAGATTTGGTGACCCTAATATGAAGATTAAGAAGTCTAACCCAGCTAGACAAAAGAGTTTCTTAGCAAGACATGGGGCTATCCTCAAGAAGGTGCGAGGACAAAAAACCCTAGCCCCAGTCTATTGGGCTTTAAAATCTTGGAGAAAAGGTTTTAATGTATAATGTCAAGAAATCCATTTATAGAAAGATTAGCTGATCAACACGAAGCACAAATTAAAAGAACACTAGAAGATTTAGAAGCAAGAATAATAGCAGATATCTCTAGAGCAGTTAATGAACAAGACATAATTACAACACAAATAGCTGTTCAATTAAGACCAAACATAAAACAATTTATTGAAGAAACTTATTCTATTTCCGCAGACACAAACGTAAGAGATTATGACAGGATTGTTAGTTCTTTTATGGAAGAGTTTGGAGAACTTAATATTCCAGATAATTTTAAAACATTAACTCAAGTTGATTTAGATACAATAACTCAATTAAAGTTTCAAAGTTTTAGTGGTTATCAAGATATTGCTAATAGATACCTTACTGAAATAAGTAATAATGTTTATCAAAACGCTATTGCTGGTAAACCATTTGAGGAGATGGTTAAAGATATTAAAGGATTAATTTCTGGAGATGTAGATAGACGTGGAAGAACTATGAGTGGTTATGCTTCACAGATAGCACATGATTCAGTAATGCAATTTGATGGTCAGTTCACAGTATTTAAAGCAAAAGAAGCTGGTTTAAATAAGTTTAAATATACAGGAACATTAGTAAGAGATAGCAGAAAACATTGTAAAACTCATGTAGGAAAAATTTATTCTGAAGAAGAACTTAGAAGAATATGGCAAGGCTCTTGGGCTGGTAAATCTGAAGGTGACCCATTTATTGTTAGAGGTGGTTATAGATGCAGACACACTTGGTTGCCAGTTGTAGAAATCTAGTTTATACTTGCGAAAAACTAACTAAGGAGATTACTATGGCTGACGAGCAAAAAACGGATCTGGTTGAAGAAACTGCACCAGTAGAAGCGGTTGAAGAAACTAAAGTTGAAGAAACTTTATATAATGAAAAACAATTACAAGACGCAATTAAATCTAGATTAGCAAGAGAACGATCTAAGATATATAAAGAACTTGGAACAGATAATCTTGATGTAGCTAAAACAGCTTTAAAAGAAAAAGAAGAGCAAGAGGTAGAACGAAAAAAACAGCGTGGAGAATTTGAAGATTTATTAAAACAACAAGCTGATAAATTTAATGAAGAAAAAACAGCATTACAAAAACAACTAGAGCAAACAAAAGTAAATGACGCTTTAGTAAATTCAGCAGTTAAGAATAAAGCAATCAATCCAGAACAAGTAACAAACCTTCTCAAAGGCAAAGTTAAACTAAATGAAGATGGGCGTGTAGAAATACTTGCAGAAAATAATCAACCAAGATATAATTCTAAAGGCGAATTGTTGAGTGTAGATGATTATGTTCAAGAGTTCATTACGCAGAACCCTCACTTTCAAGCGGCAACTCCTTCTGGGAGTGGAAGTGTGGCTAATGTGGGTAAGGTAAACGCAAAACCTTTTAATATTGCGGATTTAGATATGACAAACCCAGACGATAGGAAGCGTTACGCTGAATATAAGAAGGAAAGAGATGGAAAGCCATCTGTCATTAACTTAACTTAATATTAAAAGGAGTTAGCTATGGCTAATGAATCAACAAGTTCCACGCTATCGGAACTATATACTGAGATAGTAGC